TGTAACATTTATTGAATTTTGCCGTGTGCGTAGATGCTAATGCAGGGGCTAGAGCTGCTGCTAAACAAAAGAAACTTGAAAAAGATGCTGTATTTCAACAAAAAAGATTACAGTTTTTCAACAAAGAAACTACATTCGCAAGAACTCTAGATAGAAATGTTCTTGGTTTCAGCCGCTCCCAAGCTGATGCTAGGAGTAGAGCTATGCAAGTACAAGGTAAGGGTAGAGCTGCAAGACAGAACGCTGTTGCCAAGTATTTTAGAACTAAAAAAGTAAACGAGGGTGGTAGGTCAAGAAAGTTTGGTCGAGCCCAGTATCAGTCATTACTACAAAAAGAAGCCCAGATAGAAAGAATGGTTAACAATGCGTTCGGTCGTGATATGGCTGCAATGCAGACAATCAACCAACGTCGATTCTTAGCAGCCAATGCTAAGGCTAGAGAGAATCTAGGCGTACCAGCTTCATACGGTGCACCTGTAATGATGCCTCCTTCTGATAGACTTAGCGGTGCTTTAGGTATTGCTAGCCAAGTTGCTGGTATAGTATCCGCATTTCCTTCTGATATAAAAATGAAAGAAAATATTGAACAAGTAGGTGTGTCACCGCAAGGCTATAACATATATGAGTTTAACTATATAGGTGGTGATGTAAGATTCCGTGGAGCTATGGCTCAAGATGTCCTTAAAAAGAATCCTATGGCTGTAGGTATAGATCAAAACTACCTAACTGTTGACTACAGATTAATAGATGTAAATATGGAGGTAGTATGACATCATCATTTCGTAACCCATACGCTCTAGGTGCTACCAACTATCTAGCAACAGCTCCTGATCTGACAGATGCGATGATTAAGGAGCAAGATGCTGCTATTAAAGATACACAAGAGTTCTACCAACAAATGGCGGAACTCGAAAAACAAAGGTTTGAACAGAGAGATAAAAACTTAGCTAATCTTACAAGTCTAATTAAAGATAGTGTAACTATAGTTCAAAAGGTACGACAGGCTAACGACGATAGAAACGAAGCTGCTCAGTATGTTGAAGACTACGAAGCAGAGCGAGGAAAAGAAGACGACGAAAATCAAGAAGGAATAGAAACAGAAGAGAAGAAGTATAGAGCTGATGAAAAAGTACTTGGTGCAGCAGCTGAAAAAGATTCTACAGACCCTACTCTAACTCAACAAGAAAGAGATGATGCTGGAGATGCTGCTGCTGCTTTATCACAAGGCGGTTACAGTTACCAAGAGAGTCTAAATGTAAGAAATAATCTTAAAAGAGCCGGTATTGAGTATAAGACTGTTCTAAACGGAATGATTATTGACAACGGTTTTGGAGTCTTAGATAACAAAATACTGAATGATAATCCTACTAAAGCAGAAGCACAAGCACATATAAGAGAGCTACGTAAAATCTACATGCAAGCGTTTATTGCACAAAGACGTGCTGCTGGAGATAGAGAAGTTACTCGAGGTGAGATACGTAAATATCTTGCAAAAGAAATGATAACAGCTGAAAGAGCTGTACTGTTAAAATGGTCAGAAAATAGAAATCAACTCAAGGCACAACAAGCACTTGACCGAGATCGTCAGGAAGTAAGTAGTATTTTTAATGGTGATGCTGTTGTCAATGATACAGTAGGAGAAACTGGTTGGATAACAACTAGAAAAAGAGAGTATGAAGCTAAAGGTTTTACTGCATCTCTTGCAAGTAGTCAAGCTTTTGATGATTTTGCACAGCTTATTATACCGATGCTTGAAGATCCAGATAGTGGTATTGATGTAGCAAAAGTGCGTTTGTTTCTAAGTAAAGAGTTTGAGTTTCCCGGTGGTACGATGAGACTCGACGATGATAGAGCACCAAGAGGTGCAAAAGGTTTATTTAAAGACTTAACTGATGCCGTTATTAACTATGACAATGCAAAAGCTGCACAGGATGAAGAAACAGAACAGCTAAAAATGAAAGCGTGGGAAGAAACAACTCACGTTGAATTTGTAAAAGAGCTTAATAAAATTACTGATCCAAGAGAAGCAGCAGATAAAGTAGATGAGTATGTTCTTAACTTTAGAAAGGAGTTCAATCTTGGATCTGATGAAGCTAATCCTGAGTTTTTAAAAAACTTTTTAACTAGCAGAGACTATGCTGATGAAGCTATTGTGGTTGAGATTACAAGTAGAAGACGTAATAATCTTCCTATAACTCAAGATATGATAGACAAAATAGTAGATCCTGACATACGTGAAGATCAGGCTAAGTATGTAAACACACCAGAAATAGGTGCATTTACAGAAGAGGAAGCTGAAAACATGGATGAAAGAGTAGTTGCTATTGTAAAAGAAGCTAAACAACTTAGAGATCTAGATAAAGCTAAGACTGATAAATATATTGTTACACGAGATAATACGAAAGAATATATTACTGCAAGATTTAAAGAGCTTGTTATAGGTGGACAGTCTAGAAAAACCGCTATGTCTAATGCAATTAGAGAAGCGAAAGCACTTGTAAAAGATGGTACATTTGATAAAGAAGAAATACTACCTATTGACACACAGGCTACAAAAGATCTAGCAGCTACACTAGATGCTATTGGTAAAGATCCAAGTCTAATATATAGTTCTGAAGAGTGGGCAGGCGAAGCACCACACTTAGCTTTAGCACGTGAGTATATTAGAAGTGGTGGCAAAACTCGTTATCCAGCATACTACATGCGTTTTAACTTTTTAAAAAAAGCTGATGGTGCGTATCTTACACCAGAAGAAATATTTAAAGCAAGAGTTGAAAAGGTTGATGTAAAAGAAGAAGATAAAACAGAAATACCAGAGCGAACAGAACTAGATAATATTGACGATCAAAATAAATTACTTAATAAAAATAACGCTACTAAAACTCTAGATGTTGCAACTAAAAATAACAACATAGAGTGGATGATAAAAACTAAACCTAGCGTTAGTGAACTAAATGCTGAGATGTTTATACGACAGCTAGAAACAAACATACAGCGTCAACAGTTTATAACTGGTATCAACATACCACACAAACAAAAAACAACTCTGTCAAAAGAAGACAATGATAAGTTATTGGAAGCTGTACCAGAGTTGAAAGAAGCACCCTTCTTAAATCCAAACACACTATCAACGGCGGCAATCAATGAAATGCTAAACTTGAATATTTAATACTAAGGTATAATTATGAGTGAAGATCCAAGTGTAAAACTTGAGATAGACCAACGAGCTTTTGACTATGTAAACGATCAAGTCAATCAATTAGCTGATACAATCGAACAAGATGAAGAAGCAAAAGCTCAGGTTGCAAAACAAGAGCAGACCGAAGAAGAGCAGGCTGTCGCTGAACAAGATGACCCACGTAATGCAGAAAAGTGGGGCTTCAAGGCATTAGCCAAAGAAGGTCAGTCTATCTTATCAGGTGGCTTACAGGATACTGCATCCTCTGTAGCTACCTTTGCCGAAAGAACAAAAGAAGCATTGGACGGCACAATGCAAAGAGAAAAGGAAGAGTTAGGTTACTACAGACCTGACTGGGATCCATTTACAAACTATGATAATCCTATCGAAACTAAAACATGGTGGGGTAGGCAGTTACGTGGACTTGTACATTTTGGTTCATTAGCTGCTGGTACTGTACTAGCTGCAAAAGGACTCGCTGCAACTGGTGTAGTTGGCCTAAGTGGTGCAGCTACAAAGTTATTAGGTGCAAACAGTTTTATCAGAGCTGCTGGTATTGGAGCTGTATCTGACCTTGTCTCTAAGGAGTCTGATGGTCAGAACGCTCTCGGTGCTATACGTGATAGATATGGTTGGTTTGACACACCCTTATCTACTAGAGATACCGACTCTCCTGTTGTAATGAAAATTAAAAACATTGTAGAGGGTATGGGTATCGGGTTATTCTTTGACGGTATGACCTATGCTTTAGGTAAAGGTTCACAGAAAGTACTTAAACAGATACAAGATAGAAATGCCAGTGTATCTAAGCAAAGCACAGAAGCTGCTGTTGCACAGATACGAGAAGGCGAGATACAGTTTCGTGCAGATAAAAACGCACCTGTATCCCAACCACACCAAGGGGCACACACATCCGAGGTTGATCCAGACGTAGCTCGTCAACAGCTATCAAGAACTCGTAAAGAGTGGGGTCAAGAAGAGGGAGCTACTGGTTCTGTAACTACACCTGTAGAACGTGAGCGTATAGCTCTCAAGGGTGATACAGATGTTAAACAGGTAGAGCGTGTACTCAAAGGTTTAATGAGTAGCGAAAGGTTTGCAAAAGAACTTAAGGCAGCAAAAGGTGACAGAGTTAAGTTAGCTCAGACATTTAAAGAAGCTGTAGACGGACATCAAGCTATAACACAGGGTAGAAACGCAGCAGAGTTATCATCTAACGAATATCTCAAAGAGCTACTAGAAGCAAATAAAGATATCGTAGATGGTGTCGAAGTGTTTACATCTAAGAATGTAGTTGTAACTGACCTTGTTGTAGGTTCATTACTTAAACAACTACGAGATACCGGTATTGCTGGTAGAGAACTAGCAGACTTAGTATCGCTAGATGATATAGATGGCCCAGCAAAACAGATTGTAGATACTATGTTAACTGCATTGTACCATACAAAGAAAGCTAGATTTGTAAAGTCTGACTCATTTAGAGCATTAGGTGCTGGTAAAAACAGAGCTAAGAATATAGAAGATGCAGTCAAGGCTGATGTACAAGACGCAAAAGAATCTATCATGTCAGTGCTAAAAATAGCTAAGGATGATAAGAATGATGATCTACTCAATGCTTTGTTTGAAGCTTTTTCTATGATGAAGGATGTCAATACACTTGATGATTTTGATAACTTTGCTAGAAAGATAATAAAAGGTGGACAACTAGATCCAAAAGGTGCAGATCGTACAGGTGTAATGATACGTGAGCTAGAAGGTGTACTTACTCATAGTGTTCTATCTGGCCCTAAAACACCATTGCGAGCGATTACTGGTACATCCATTGCAACATTTTTGCGTCCCATGGCTACTACACTTGGAGCTGCCATGCGTTATCCATTTAAGGGTGACAGTGCTACAGTGCGTGCAGGGTTGGCATCTATGAACGCTATGATAGAAGCTATACCTGAGTCCTTTACATTATTTAGAGAAAAGCTAAACTCATATTGGAAAGGTGATATAGCAACTATTAAGACACGTTACTCTGAGTTTACTCGTGGTGACGAAAACTGGGAGCTTATACGTAGATGGGCAGAAGACAGTGGTAGAGCTAGTTTTGGAGATCGTGCAGCGTTTGCAGTAGCAAACATGGCTAGATCTATGAACAACAGTAACTTGCTTACATACTCTACTAAGATCATGGCTGCAACTGACGATGCGTTTGCATATATTATAGGTCGTGCTAAAATGCGTGAAAAAGCTTTACGTAATGTTCTTGACTTACAAGCTGCTGATGGCATCAAACTACCAGAAATAAATCGAGAAGTACTAAAAGCATATGAAGATGATTTCTATGCACAGATATTTGACTCACAAGGTAATATTATAGACGAAGCTACACGGTTTGCACGTAGAGAAGTTACACTTACACAAGAGCTTACAGGCTTTGCAAAAGGTCTTAATGATGTGTTCAGTGCTAATCCTTGGGCAAAACCATTCTTTCTATTTGCTAGAACTGGTGTCAACGGTCTTGCACTTACAGCAAAACATACACCCGGTTTTAACTTCTTAGTCAAAGAGTTTAACGACATTGCATTTGCATCACCTAGCAATTTAAAAAATGTAGAACGCTACGGTATTACAAACGCAGTCGAACTAGCTAACGCAAAGGCACTACAAACAGGCCGATTGGCGATGGGCTCTGCTCTCGTGTTTATGGCATCAATGGCATGGATGCGTGGAGATCTTACAGGTAACGGGCCAGTTGACAGACAGAAAAGACAGCTATGGCTAGACTCTAGGTTTGAACCAAGAACTATAAAGCTTGGAGCTGTACGTGTAGGTTACGATACCTTTGAACCTTTCAACTTAATTATGTCTACAATCGCTGACGTAGGTGACGCAAGTTTACTTATGGGTGAAGAGTGGACAGAAAGAGAGCTACAAAAGATATCATTAGTGGTTGCACAAGCGATTACAAGTAAGTCTTATCTTGCTGGTATACAGTCGTTTGTTGACTTGTTTGCTGGTAGACCGGGACAGTTTGATAGAATCATAGCTGGTTTAGTTAACAACTCTGTACCTTTAGCTGGTCTACGTAATGAAATGGGTAAATTATTTGTACCATATATGCGTGAGATTGGGTCTGGTATAGATCAGTCATTAAGAAACAGAAACCTAATTAGTGAAACTCTAACAAGTGAGCAGCTTCCTATCAAGTATGATATGCTAAATGGTAAGCCTATTAATAACTGGGACTTCTTAACTAGAGCATTTAACATGTTTAGTCCTGTTACTCTGACACTAGAACAAAGCGAAGGTAGACAGTTCTTATTTAATAGTGGCTACGACTTACGTCTATCTACATACTATGCTCCTGATAGCACTAACTTGACTGACACACCACGTATTAGGTCATTGTTTCAAAAAGCTATAGGAGATCAGAATATTGAGCTAGAACTAAACAAGTTAGCAAAAGATCCAAAAGCTATTGCATCTTTAGAACTTATGCGTAAAGATATACGTGACGGTAAAAGAGCTCAGTACGATGCTCGTAACTACTGGCACAATGGTAAGATAGATCAAATATTCCAAGAAGCAAGACGTAAAGCTTGGGCATCCATAATGGAAATGCCAGAAGTTGCTGAAGTTATAGCTGAACAGAAAGAAGCAAAACGTCAAAAGTATCTTAAAAAGGTACAGTCAAATGACCTCCTCAACATATACAAATAAATGGCAACAACATTCGTAGATTATACTGGGGATGGTAATGCGACTAAGCAATTTACCTTTCCCTCTATACAAGAATCTGACATAAAAGTAAAAGTAGATGAAGTAGTAAAATCATCTGGTACTCACTACAACATTACTGGTTACACAACGACTGGTGGTGGTAACGTAGTTTTTACGTCAGGTAACATACCAACAAGTCCATCCGTTATACATATTTATCGTGATACAAACGTAGATAGTGCTAAAGCTACATACCAAGCAGGCGCATCAGTTAAGGCTGGTGATCTAAATGCTAATCACGAGCAAGTTCTTTTTGCACTACAGGAAGAACAAAATCAACTAGAAAGAATAGGAGATATCAAAGACGGGTCTATAGACTCGGCTAAAATTAAAGATGACACTATAGTTAATGCTGATGTAAACAGTGCAGCTGCAATAGCTGGTACTAAAATTTCACCTGACTTTGGTTCACAAAATATAGCAACAACCGGAACTGTTGATGGTAGAGATGTTTCAGCTGATGGTACAAAATTAGATGGTATTGAAAGTGGAGCAACAGCAGATCAGACAGCAGCAGAAATAAGAACACTTGTTGGTAATGCAACAGACAGTAATGTTTTTACAGATGCAGACCACAGCAAGTTAGATGGTATAGAAGCTGGTGCTACAGCAGATCAGACTAATGCAGAGATAAGAGCAGCAGTAGAAGCAGCAACAGATTCTAATGTATTTACCGATGCAGATCATACAAAACTAAATAATATAGAAACTGGTGCTACAGCAGACCAAACAGGTGCAGAAATAAAAGCTGCATACGAAGGTGAGGCTAATACTAATGCTTTTACAGATGCTGAAAAAACTAAACTTGGTAATTTAGGTTCCTTAAATGCTTTATCAGATGTAAATACATCCGGTGTAGCTGACGGTAAAATACTTAAATATGATGCCTCTACATCTGAATTTATCATTGCCGATGACGGTGGTGGTGGTAGTGGTGGAGGTAGTTCTACATTTACAGGACTATCCGATACACCATCTAACTTTGGCGGTGCTGCTGGTAAAACACTAAAAGTAAACTCTGCTGGTAATGCTGTTGAGTTTGTTACAGTTACAGTACCAGCTGGTAACTTTGCTGGTCTTACAGACACACCAGCTAACTTTTCAGGTGGAGCTGGTAAAGTTGTTAAGGTTAATAGTAATGCTGATGGCTTAGAGTTTGCTGCTACAGGTATTGTTTCTGCTGACACAGATCCGGAACTTAGTTCGGGATTAGATGTAAAGACATACGAAATCAATACAAGCACAACCAACGGAAATGTTAAGCTATCACCCAACGGAACAGGTGCTATAGAAATTAAAGGTGCTGGCGGTAATGATGGTACACTACAACTTAACTGTTCACAAAACAG